CCCCCACACAGCCATCACCGTGGTTGAGCTTTTGGAGTCGGCCCTCCCCAATTGCTCTTATTCCTCGTCCCCATTTGATTAACCGTGCCGAACACGCCCCCAAAAGGGGTTAGTGTGATGACACACGGGGTTGGGCGACTGTGTGGGTGTGCCGGGGACACGTTGGTTTGAATCCCTGGCAACGGCGGCACCGATGGTGGTGACACCAGTATGTCTAGTCCTGGGTTGTGGGCCCTGGTGACGATAAACGAGAACCCTCACCAAAACCATATGTAATACAATGTCCACATTAAATCCATTCCATGCCATCACTACAGAGGCGGTGCTCACCACACTTGCCCTCAGTGCGACAGCAATTGGGTTGACAATTATGCATTACCGTGTGCATTTGTATTCATATAAAATCATTGGTCGTGTACATGCCCGTGAGGCATTGTACTCCATTGACGCCGTCGGAGACCTTGGGTATGGTGAGACCCAGGACAATGATGATGACGACGTGGACGAGAAACCGACACCTCATGAACCACCAGTTACGATCCGTAGATGGAGGTTCGCAGGTGTGGTAGCACGTTGTGTTAAGGTTAAGATGGGTATTGCCAAAGACACTCCGGCAAACCGTATCGTGGCATGGGAACTTTGTGGCAAAGAGCTTAAAGACAGGAATGTCAGGAAGTGTGATGTCGCAATGTACCAAAGCCTAGCCTCAGCGCTCGTGTTCGTCCCAACTAAGTGGGATGTTGATGCAGCTAATGTCATGCGCAGCAAACCTATTAGTTGGCGGTTTCGTGAAATGGAGGGACCACCAGGGTTTTGGAAGTGGCTTTGGGGCAACGGTGTGGCCGAAAGGCCTAACCGTCGCTAGGGCTGCCTAACACGCTCCCCCGGTGTTGATACCACCGGGAGCCTCACCGCGGTCAATGTTGACCGGGTGAATGGGCCCATCTTTAGATGGGAGGTGAGCCAGTGTGTTGGGATGGCCAAAAGCCGCGTGCTGCACCGGGTGTCGGGCCCTGGTGTCAGTAATGTTTATGGCGTGCATAATAATAACCTTGAGAACGTTAGGCGTGGGTTGTATGAGAGGGTTCTTTACCGGGTGGCCGGTGGAGAGGCACGTCTCCCTCCAACACCCATGGCAAATGTGTTTGAGTCGAGACTCGGTACCTTTCGAAGACGATTGGCGTCAGTATGCGCCACTATCCGCCCTGTGACACGTGAGCAATTCACGGAGATGTACAGTGGCCGAAAGCGGTGCATTTACCAGAAAGCTACTGAGAGCCTTGCAGCGAGGCCGCTCAACTTGAGTGACTCGTACTTGAGCACATTTGTGAAGTGTGAGAAGATCAACTTCCACACCAAGTCCGATCCCGCACCACGTGTGATTCAACCACGATCACCGCGGTATAACGTCGAGGTTGGGAGGTACCTCAAATTGGCCGAGAAGGCTATTTGTCGTGCCATAGCGGAGGTTTGGGGCGGAGCCACCGTCATGAAGGGGATGAATGCTGAGGAAGTGGGATGTGCCATGCGTGTTATGTGGGATCAGTTTCATGATCCAGTGGCTATTGACTTAGATGCCACTAGGTTTGACCAACACGTTAGTGTTGCAGCCCTCACGTATGAGCACTCTGTATACTTAGCATGCACATCCAAACATGATCGCCCCAAACTGGCCAGGCTGCTTGCTATGCAGCTTCGGAACCGTGGGTTCGCTAGGACTCCTGACGGCATAGTAAAATATGACGTCGCTGGCCGGAGGATGAGTGGTGACATCAACACCGGTTTGGGAAACTGTTTGTTGATGTCCGCCATGGTTTGGGGCCTTTGTAGGAGCTTAAGAATTCGCGCGCGTCTTGCCAACAATGGTGATGATTGTGTGCTCATAATGGAGCGAACATCATCTAGGCGAGTCTTAGGTAACATCGATGGTTACTTTAAAGATTTTGGTTTTGTAATGGAGGTCGGCTCTATTGTGGACCAATTCGAAAAGTTATCATTTTGCCAAACCCATCCTGTTTATGATGGTGAGAGGTGGTTAATGGTGCGTGACCCACGTACATCCGTTGACAAGGACCTCGTAACCGTTATAGACATTAGCGACCATCAAGCAGCTAAGAAATGGATACATGCCATTGGTGAGTGTGGTTTGGCGTTAACAGCCGGGCTACCAATCCAATCCTTTTATTCATTGCTGATGCGTAATGGTGTAGCTGGGCAGGTCTCTGACCACCCATGGATGGATGGTGGCTTCCTAAGGATGCGGCAGGGTGGCTATAGGTTGGACCGCAAGGTACATGAACCTCACCCTGAGTGTCGTGCTTCATACTGGAGGGCCTTTGGTGTTCTACCAGACCTCCAAGTAGCCATGGAACGGGAATGGGACCGTATGTCTCTTATCCTTTCCGCTGGGGAAACAGTTAACCAGCTGAATCCCCTCGCCCATATTTTTGCTTAGCATGGCTAAGCAACCTAAACCCTCTAAGAAGTCTAAGCCAAAGACTAGCCGCCGGAATGCGGCTAATCAGGCGATTGTTCTTAACCGTGCTGGGATGCGCCGCACCATCCCGCAGGCCATGCGTGAATATATTAGTTTACTGCGTGACCCGTGCCATGGTGGTTTGGTTCCGGCACCGTACTTTGGCACCGGTTCCTCCTACATTATCCGCACCGCAAATGTGTTTAACCCGTCCATTACTGGTTTGTCATCAAATGTTTCATCGATTGACTTCGTTTACGAGTTCACTCCTTGGAACCTTGGTGCCTTTTATGTGGGTGGAGCCGCCCTCAACGGTGGCACCATCGCCACAACCAGCACTGGACTCACCAACTTCGTCTCTAACACACAAGTTGTTAAAGGGTACAGGCCAGTTGCATGTTGCGTTAAGTATATACCTACCGGCCCTATTGCTGGTAGGGCTGGCAACATTGGGATGGCTTATACCCCAACTAAAACGATAACATCCGGTGATTCATTAACTGCATCAGCCATGCTCACTAACTGCGCTGTGCTAAATAGCACTGGCGCGGTTAAGCATGAGATGAATTGGTTGCCATCCCAAGCTGATATGAATTTCAACACCAATACCGGTGGGCAGACGCTCGCCGGTAATGCTTCGCTATTGATGGTTGGCGGTAATATGGATGCCACTTCGAGTGGCACTTCGCCCAACATTACAGCGATAGCGAATGGGCTGATTGAGATCACTGCTGTTTGGGAGTGGGAGCCACATGCCGTTAGTGCCGGAGTCATCCCTGCTTATTCTGAGCCCACATCTTGGAGTATTCAGGACGTGTATAGCGTCATTGGTAATGTAGCTGATGTGATATTCAGCAACATGGGTTCGGTGGTGTCAGGATACAATTACGCCGCTGGAACACGCGGTTATTGGCGAGGATATGGCATGCGGAATGTGAACAGGCATCTAGAGTTTTGATAAACGCGGGAAAATATTTCGATAAAATGGATCTCCCTAGCGTTTCAGGGTTGGTAACCTTGGCGTGGGTAAGAAATATATATACCGCTGAGGTCAAGTGGTTAGCTGCAGTTGAGGGGGCCGGGGGGGCGAAACCCCGGTCGTGGTGGTACCCCACGAACCATC